GTATGACGCGTCCAGTCTTTGACTCGAAGCGTCCGATCCAGCAGCGCGCGGCCCTGCGCCGCGCGGTCCCGATTCGCGGCCGCAACTGCACGATCGACTGACCGGGTAATCGATGACCGCGAAAACGGTTTATTCGCCCCCAGCTCAAAAAGTTTCTTCAACGCCGGGATCGCTTCCTTCAGAAGCGGACGCGCCCGGACGATGCGGCGCGGACGCTTGCGGCGTTTCGAGCTGAAGCCTTTCATGCGTGCCGGCAGAATGATCGACGGAATCTCGTAATTGACATGGAGCTGTTCCTCGAGACGTCCGATCTGCTTCGGTTCGAGGCCAGTCAGAAACATCACCTCGAAGCGGATGCGACTCAACGACCCGACTTCCGCCTCGCCGCCTTTGGTCGGCGTCGTGAGATCGGGCATGTGGTCTCGCACTTCATATGCGAGCTCGAATGATTGACCGCGCTGCTTCGCGACCGCCGCATCACCGCACTCCGGAACTTGTCGAACAACGTTCTCTTCCCGCGGCCACAACGTCGTCCACATGTTTTCGAGCACGCGTAATCGCAAGTTCACTTCCTGCGGCGACAACGGCAGCGGTTTCAGTACGCGCTTCTTCTTCTCGTACACCCACCGTGGGCCTCGTGTCAGCCAGGCCTCGGCCTGGGCGCGGATTTCATGGGAGGCGATCGTCGTGTGATCGCGTTCGCCGAAGATGTCCACCCAATGCATCACATACCGACGACGCTCCTTGAACCGCGGTGAGGCGAGTTGCGTCTCGAGGTAGGCCTCCGCATTGGCCGCGAATCCCGTCACTATTGGTGGCAACGGCGCGCCGGCGGTCATCCGGCGACGCGCATCGACGCGCTGATCTTCGCGCCAGTGCAGCATCGCGTCGGTTGTTGCATCTTTCGGAAAGCGTTTGCGAAGAACGCGGCCGTCCGGATACCCCGGCCACGGCACCCACACAGCGACGCGATAGCCGCGCCACTCGCCGTTGTCGTAAAACGTTTTCTCGATGCCAGTCGACAGATCGCTCACGTTGGAATCCTTGTCCTAGGAATGCTTCCGCGCGCCGGCGGGTTTCTCAGGCAGCATCGCCGGAGCTCGCCGGCGGGGCCGGTTCGTCGCCGCGCTGCCGCGCCAAGTGCGCGGTCAGCGCTTCCACCGTACTGATCTCTTCCGGCGTGAAGCGCTGGAGCCGATCCTGGATGCGCTGCCGCATTTCATCGACGACGAGCGCCAAGACACAACGCTCGATGGCCAAAATGGTGCGCGGCCGCGAGGGCAACAGCACTTGGATCAAGTCGATGAGTCGCCGCACACTCTCTTGCACGTCCTTCTCGCTGAACGTGTCCTCTGGTGGCATACCGGGACGATCCTCTGGGGGGAAATGGACACGGCGAAAACGGACCGGGATGAAATCGAGTAGCCTCGCCGTTACCATTTGACGCGGCGCTGCGGCGGATGTGTGATTTTGGCGGGCGTGGGCGCGATCGCGTCGAGCGGGCGGCGCATCTGGAGTGCGACCAATCGTCCCGATTCATGGAACGTCTCGGTCTGAGCGGATGCGGTCGCGGTCTGCGAGGCCACAATGAGACGATGCACGTCCGCTGGCGTCCGGACCGCCTTGACCAGGTGCAGCGCCATTTGAGGATTCCGACACCGGTCCGGCATGGTCAAGAGCACATCCGCTTGTTGTTCAAAATGTGCCAGCGCATCATCGTTGAGGGCCTCGAGTTTTTGGATCAGTCGCCGCGACAGCATTACCACCTCCCGCCGATTCGTCCGCATCGGGACGCGTCTTGATGTAATCGAGGGCATTGAGCACGAAGGTCTTTTGTGCCTGGGTCAGTCGGGCCCATCCGTCAAGCAATGGGATGAACTGCGGATCGGTGACCGCTTTCCCAGCATCGGCAATCGTCTGCAGCGCCCAGATCTGATTCTTCAATTGCCGCGGCGCATTGTGGTACCAGTTGCCGATCTCATAGTCCTCATCGGTCCAATTCTTCACGCGGGGATCTTTTTCATCCGCCTCGAGGCGTTTCACACTGATGCCGAGCGCGTGCGCGATGGCGTTCAACTTCTCAGGTTGCGTGACCTTGGTCCCCTGTTCGCATCCACGAATGGTGGCGACGGTGACCTGAGCGCGGTGTGCCAGCGTCGTGCGGTTCCATCCCTTCTGGCGTCGCATCCCGGCGATTCGCTCGCCGAGAGCCACCAAGGCGCGGCGGGCCTGGGCGCGATCCTTGGCCTTTTGCATCTCGGCATTGTTCAAGGCAGGTGCCGATTGAGCAATGAGCGGACGGTCCAGTAACAAGTCGTATTCGGACAACGCGCTATGTTTTAGCCTTGTCCTTGACATTTGGCAATGAGGCAAGAATAATGCGCCTCACAGGCAGAACACAAGCAATGGAATTGCAGAAATTTCGCAGAATTGCCGGAATCAGCCAAGAAGAATTAGCGCGCCGGTCCGGCGTCGACCTCGCCGTGATCTCTAGGCTCGAACGCGGTCTGAAACGCGAGCCGTCGTATCAGACCGTCGTCCGATTGGCGCGCGCGCTCAATCTCGAGCCCGAAGAACTGCTGCCCGTCGATCTCACGACGCATATGAATCCACGGCGGTTGGGCAAACGGCGCGCCGTCATCACCGAAGCGGCCTCGTCATGAGCGACGAACCGCGCCGTCTGAAATATCTCCTCGGCGGCCTGACGCCGGCGCGCGAGTGGCTCACGATGGCCGAACTCGCCGAGCATGGACGCTTCTCCAGTCCCGAAGCCGCGCGGATTTTCGTCCGTCGGCACAAAGATCTCCCGCACGGGAAACGTGGCCGACATCTGATCGTCGACCGCGCGACCTTCGATCGCTATGTGCTCGAGCGCGGTCTCACGAAGCGGAGCGCGTGATGGTCCCCGAGCTCGATCCGATCTGGTTCGTCGCCTATTGGCTCGTCCTGGCGGTCCCGATCGTTCTCATGGCATTCGCGGCCGCCGTGCTCGTCCTCGATTACGTCCGCGAGCGTCGCGAGCCAGAACCGCGCCGCTCCGCGATTCGGCACGGGTTGCAACACCTTCCGAAACACCCCCCGCAGTAGTTCCCGACGTTCGTGAGGAGTCGCGATATGGCGATCGAGACTGACGCGCAGACTTCGCCCGTTGAACACGAAGCCCAGGAGACCATCGCGCTGCGCCGGCCCGATGTGCCCGTCACGCTCGCCGAGCTCGCCGCGCGCAAGGGCGAAGCGATCGAAATCCTCGAGGCCCGCATTGAGATCCTGCGGATGCTCCACAAGGCGGCGCTGCGCGCGATCGCGCCGGAAGATGTGTTGCTCTTCAAATCGCCCGACGAGCAAGGCGGCCAGATCACGGGGTACCTGCAGGATTGCGGCGCCGAGCGCGTCCGCGATTTCTTTGGAATCGAAATCTTCGGCGTCAGCGCGCCGGAGAAGATCCTCACCAACGATCCGGCGGTCTTCCACTACATCATTCGCGGCTCGGGTCGCTGCAAATTGACGCGGCAGACGATCGAAGCGGTCGAGGGCGGTCGCTCGTCGACCGACGACTTCTGCAAGGACAAGAAGGGTGCCGAGCTCGAGCTCGCCGTGCGCAAGGCGGCGCGCGCGAATCTCGACGGGCGTATCGTACGCGAGCTCGCCGGCCTCTCGAACATTTCCGCCGAGGACCTGCGCCAGGCGTGGGAGGGCACATCGAAAAAGCTCGAGCAGTGCCGCCGCGGCCGCGGGTTCGGGACGCGCAGCGAGCGGCTCGGCGCGACGTCCGAAAAAGCACCGGATGTCGATCCGCCGGTCTGTGCGCACTGCGGGACGACTGGCGTCTATCGGCCGGCGACGGACAAGCGGCGCGCGTTCTACGGCTGTCCGAAGTGGGACTCGCACAAGGACAAAAAATTCATCGTCGATGCCGAGAAGTGGGTCGCCGACCAGGCGAAGCGCGCCCCAGCCGAGAGTGGCGGAACGCCGGCGGATAGACAGGGGCCGCCGGAGCGCTCCGACCCGCCGATCACTGCCGACCAGGTGTTCGTCAAGCGCGATCGCGATCCAGGCGAAGAGGGCTGATGTTCACGCCGAACGAAATCGCGACGCGCATCGGCGATTCCTGGGCCACGCATCTCTCCCGTTCGCAGCGACCGGGCACGCCGCATTCCTACGTCTACGCGTCGGCCTGGCGCAATTGTGATCGTCGTGTCGTCTACGAGATGACGCACGCCGATCGTCTGCCGACCAGGCCGGCCGACGTCCTGGCGAAGTTCCGCCGCGGCGACGACCGCGAGCGCGATCTCCTCGCCGATCTCACGCGCATCGGCCGTGATGCCGAGCCGCCCTTCAAAGTCATCGGCCAGCAGGAACGCTTCGAGCTGAAGGATCACAAGTCTCGCACGGCGATCGTCGGGAAAGTCGATGCGCGTCTCGAGATTGACAGCGTGCGCGCACCGCTCGAAGTCAAGGCCTGGTCGCCGATGCTCGTCGATCGCATCGAGGCCTTCGCCGATCTCTTCGAGAATCCCTGGACACAAAGCGGCGGCTATCAGTTATTGAGCTATTTATACGGCGCCGGCGAGCCCTTCGGCTTCCTCCTGCTCGACCGCTCCGGCCTGCCGAAACTCCTGCCTGTCGAACTCGAGACGAATCTCGATCGCATGGAAGCCTTCCTCGTGAAAGCCGAACGCGCGCTCGATCATGTCCAGGCCGGCACGCTGCCGGACTATCTCGACGATCCGGGCGAGTGCCGGCGCTGCCCGTGGTACGGCCATACCTGCAATCCGCCGCTCTCGGCCACCGGCGTCGAGCTCCTCACCGATCCCGAGCTCGAGGCGGCGCTCGAGCGGCGCGAAGAACTCAAGGTCGCCGGCGAGGAATTCAATCATCTCGATCGCGACGTCAAATCCCGGCTCCGCGGCATTGAGTCTGGGCTCGCGGGGCGTTTTCAGATAACCGGCCGCTGGGGGAAGCAATCGCGCCTCGAGCTACCGGCCGATCTCAAGAAGCAATACACCGTCACCGATCCGAAGGGCCGTTTCACACTGGAGATCACGCGGTTATGAGTTATCAGCGATTACTCACGCGTGAGGCATTCCAGCACTACGTCGCGAAGGCGCAGATCAAGCTGTTCGTGCGGCCCCCGTACGCGGTCGTGCCCTGCACGTGCGGCGACATCAACTGCCACGGCTGGCGCTTCGTCGAAGTGCGCCGCGAGCTCGCCCCGACCAGGCACGACGCGCACATCACGGAGTCCGTATGAGTCGCGAGACCACGAGGCAGACGCAACGCGCGATGAATCAATCGCGGCGGCTCCTCAACAAGCACCGACACGATCACGCCGCCGACGAAGCGCCGCGCCAGCAAGGGATCGTCGGCCAGATCACCGCGCTCACGCCGGCCAAAGGCTTTGGCTTTCTCGTCGGCGACGGCCTCGAATATTTCTTCCATCGCTCATCCTTCGTCCGGCCGGCCGACTTCGATCGGTTGGAGCCCGGGAAATACGTGACGTTTATCCCGTCGCGCGGACCGAAAGGCTTACGCGCGGAACACCTCGAACTTGCCTAGCGAAATCGCCGGTGAGGCTA